GGCGTAGGTTTGCTACTTTCCATCCATGCGATTCCCACGCGCGGGCGCGAGCATCAATTTGTCCTTGTAGTAAATCTGCAAAATCAATCGGCAACCAATCATCGTCAGGTGGAAATTGAAGATGATTCTCAATGAACCGAATTGAAAACTCTGTGTAGCCAAGTGAGGCTAGGTAATCTAATTGCTTGCTATGTTCGGCAAGCGTGGCGTATGTCCACTCAAAAGCGATTACGCCCATCTTGCGGGTCATGCCTTTGAATACCGACCATTCAGCGCCTTCAACATCTATCTTGATAAGATCAGGCTCGCCATACTTATCAGCCAGGGTGTTTAGCGTGATAGTTGTTGCGTATGTAGTCCAAAACTCTTTGCCGTTATATGGCATTGTGTCTGCCGTCAGCCAGTTTTTATTGAGGGTGCTTAGCCCATCTTCGGCTGCTTCGTAGAACTCTACGCGGTCATAGTCTTTGTCAGATACGGCGTATTTAAGCGGTATGACATTTGGGTTGTAAATAAAGTTCTTGACTAGCTCGCGATACATCCGTGAAGGCTCTATGGCAATTACTTTGTAGCCAAGGTTTAGACCGGCAACTGTGGCATCGCCTCTATTAGCACCTATGTCAAATAATACGGGCAAGATTATCTTCAACCGCTTGGCGGTATTCAGGCGCTATATCCATCTCAAGCAATCGCTGAAATGTGCTAACGGATTCATCTTTGCGACCAATCCACCAGGCAGATACGGCCCGCTCAAACATCAAACAATATGTCCCATGATAATCAACATCATCAGGAAGCGGTGTGTTAATGGCTTGATTGCCACCCATACGCGCCCATGTGTAACACTCTTGCCAATTTTGTTGGCGTTCGTGAAATCTAGCCATCCAAAAGTATGCTTCAGGGCGATAAGGCAAGTAGCTGACCGCTTGAAGGATGCAGTTAGAAACTGTGTGCAGTCTGTCGTTCTGCTCCTCAAAGCATTTAGCAAGCTTGAGAAGTGACACATAAACAAGGCTAGGGTGTGAATCCTTGCCATACTCAGCAGTTCTTAGATAAAACGATACTGCGCTCGCTGTTTGCTTCTCTTTATCGTATGCCTGGGCAACCTGAAAGTTTAGTTCAGGGTTGAAAGGGTCATGCGATAAATTCACTACTAAAGATTCAAGTGTCATTTGCGGCAATACTGACATTCGCAAGCATTAGTAAAGCAAGGACATTCTTCGCCTGATTGAAGTATGCCTTCTCCATGACACCAATAACAACTACTCATAACGCCTCCGCAATCATATCCTCAACAATAGCGCGAGGAACACGAAGCACAAAAGCGGCATTATCTTGAAAGCCAAACGACACCAATAGATCGCCTTCATACTCAGCAGCGCCTACGCAAAACTCAATTCGACCATCTAGGAAACTAAATGGCTCAGGTGATATGCCAACAAGGTTTAGGTCATCGTCATACACGCAAAGTCTGTGGCGATAAATGCCATCTTTTTGCTGAAGGTAATTCTTAAATAAATCTACTTCGTGAGTGATAGCGATATACACGCTACCCCAACGAATAAGTTGAGAGCCTCCGCGCTGGTCTTTCTCAGGTTGTATGCCCTGTTTAAGAGCTACTTGCTGCGCCATTGTGCCTTCTGCCTTCATAACCTCAATAGGGCTATGCCACTTAACAAAGTGAAAAGGCTTGTCGAGTATCGGCATCCAATTCTTCTCACAGTATGACTGCGATGGAACCTCTATGCGCTCGCGTGAAATCTCTTTGATAGTCCAAGTATCTTTGTCTATGGATACTTTGCTTTTCTCCATACGACCTACGCCGTTAGTTGTAGTATCGCGCCGAACGCCTATGAGGTAGTAGTCATCCCAATATACAAGGCGAGCATCCTCAAGTCCTACAAACTCCCAAATGGGTTGATGTAGCTCTAGCATCTCAACCTTGGCGCAATCTGTTACTTCAAGATTGCTATTGAGTCTGACCACATAATTCTCGGTAACAAGCCGTTGGTCTTTCTCAGGATGTAGATAAGCAAGTGGCCCCCAACGAGAGGGAAAGCGTTGCTCGTTTTCTGAGTGATAAAGAATGTAGTTGACTACTCGAACATTGACAAGAATATCGCCATCAAGGTCAATAAAAACCGATGGGTTCATCCCGCCAAATGTTCCTGGTATTGCTATCGGTGCTAATTTGCCACCCTGTCCAACCGCCTTTTGGACTAAATTCATACGCCTACCTTAACAGATTACTTTGTTATCGCCGCAATCTCATCGGCTGTTAGACCGAGAGCCGCTAGTTTAGCCTGAGCCGCAGCCTTGTCTGCTTCTACCTTTGCTGCTTCTGCATCTGCCGCAGCCTTCTGGTCTGCTGCTGTTTGAGCGGCAACAGCCTGTGCTGCAATTTCGTCAGCGGTTAAATCGCGAGTGGTGACAACACCTGTCTCACAATTTACTTCTACTGCTTGTGGTGTATCTGCCATTTGTTTCTCCTTAGTTATGAGTTTTTAAGAACTGCTTATACCGTAAAGGTAGAATGTTGAGTATTGTACCCAAGAAGTAGTGCTTGCGGTTATTGAAATAGAAGTAATTGCAGCCGTATTTGACCAAAGGTTTGCAGTCAAGTCGGCATAACTCAATGTTGAATTGTTTTCTGTAACCGAATTTGATGAAACAGATTTATAATTACTTGAAGTGTAATTAGGAATGTAAACTTCTGTATTTGTAAAAGTATTACTTGTCTGCGAACTTGATACTTCAGCAAAAATAAATTGTGCTACAGAGCCTGACACTACGCTACTTCCGCTACCTTCAAGGTATTTTTCAGTAAAACCTGAACCTGAACCATTAAACGAAATTAAGCCCCCGTAATTAGCACCAAGACTGCCACGAACTGAACATTTAATTAACAAATCCGTATAAGTTTGCGGAATAGACGAGAAGGTAACGCTGGAAGCGCCACCTGAACCTACGGTGGATGATGCAATTAAAGTAAGAGTAGGATTAGCCATTATGCAGTCACCTCGTTTAAGTATTCAGGAGCGTATTGTCTTAGTATCTCCAAAGCGTAAACCACCTTATCTTCTACTCGTTGTCCTGCTGGCTGGGCTTTAGACCAAAGTTCTAGGTTTTCAATGCGGTTGTCTTGACGATTGCCGTTCTTGTGATGTACCGACTCTCCTTTGACCAACCACCTACCTAAATGCTCGGCCATAACTAAACGATGTTCATAAACATTGCCAGTTTTATTTGCCATTGGATGATTAGATAAATGCAATGCTATATAACCTTGGTCGTCAACTCTGTATCCAATAGATGTAACAACTTCTGGATGGTCATACAAAGCAACGCGCCGATAGTGCATTTGGCATAAGCCTTTAGCGCGGTGAGGTTTATCGCATCCATCTATTGTGCAATGTTTATGCTTACTAAAATTTCCACGCGGTAGTATCTTTGCAATGTCGCCGTGTACTCGTAAACGCTTAGCGTGCATTGAACAAAGCCCACGCTCTTTGCGTGACTTTTCGCAACCTTCTACCCCACAAGGGTAATGATTTTTATATGCCATAGGGTCAAGCTGCGCTTATGCCGTAGATTGTAAAAGTTGAGCCAACCACAAAATTAGAACCAACAACATTGAACAATTTAATAGTATTTATTGCTGAGGTGCTACGCCACAAACCAACCATTGCATTTACTTCACTAGAAGTAACACCTGAATATCTATCTATCCAAGTTTTGTAAGTTGTGGTGTTGGAGTAATTTTGAAAGTTGATTATGCCCGTTGCAAAATCTGTGCTTGGGCCAACAGCGGCTCCTGCAAAACGAGTTGAAGAAGCATTTGATTCTCTACCAGTTGATGCGATACTGCCAGTTCCAATTAAATAAGTCGTTGAATAATTTGTACCCGTGTCAATGCTTCCATTACCAACTTGAATACGCGTAGCATCTCCAGTTGCAGAAAGAGCAAAATTAGCGATTAACACCAAATCCGTAAAGCCCTGCGAAATAGAATTAAAGGTTACAGAAGAAGCGGCAGACCCTAAAGTTTGTGTAGCAATAGGTACATAAGTTTGTGCTATAGCCATATTATTTCACCCCATAAAGTGCAAAAGTATTATTAGCGGTTGTTCCACCGCTACCAGCAAAAACAGAAAGACTTTGAATTGCTGCTGTATTCATCCACAAACCTGAATGAAAGTTAGCATTACCTGAACCATTAGCATCATAACCACCTAGTGCGCGAACTGTTTTGTATTTATTGGTATTTGCATAATCAAGAATATCAATTACTGCTACACCCATAATTGAAGATGATATTCCTGAACCTGGACAAAAAGCGCAACTAATAAATGAAGTTGTTGTTCCATTGTCAGAATATGCACCAGTTCCATTTCCATAAAGCCTGTGATAAGCATAATTATTTCCAGTATCTACAGCACTGGTGCTGCTTCCAACTCGCAAAGCAATATCAATAGGGCTTGTAGCGCCGCTGTCGTGTGTCATAACACGCACTTGTAAATGTGTGTAAGTTTGGGGAATGTTAGTAAATGTTCCTACGCTTGATGTTTGTAAAGGAACTGTAGCAATAGAATAATAACTGTTGGGTGGTGCTAAATGCCCCGATATTTGCGAGGCGTATATGCCGATTGAAGATGACATTTTAGGCTATGTCCCCAATGGCAATCCAAGAGTCTGTTCCGAGTTTACGAAGAGTTATGGCGGAATTCTGTGTGCGAGTCTTTGGGGTAGCTGATGTCGCGCCAGTTGAAACAACGGTCACACCTGATGCTCCTGAAACTGTTACCTGACCTGCGCCAAATTGAACAAGGTCAACGCAAGCGCCAGTAGGAAATGCCACAGATGCGTTAAGCGGGATTGTTACGGCGATTGCTGATGCGTTAGCAAGGGTAATCAGCGAAGTATCGTCACTTAGAACAAGGGTGTATGAAGTTCCTGTTTGAGTGTTAATTGCCTGGGTAATAACAGGAGATGTCAAAGTCTTGTTAGTAAGAGTCTGTGAGCCTGTCAAAGTTGTAACAACAGAAGTATCTACGGCGATTGTGCCTGATGTTGAGATAGTTCCGCCTGTAAGACCTGTTCCTGCGGTAACAGAGGTAACTGTTCCTGCTGCTGCGTAAGAAAGTGAAGTCCACGCGGTTGAGCCATCGCCAACCTTAAACTTCTTTGTATCAGTTTCATAACCGATTTCGCCACCAGCAAGCGTTGGATTGTTTGATGTCCAGTTAGCGGCTGTATCGCGGCGTTGTTGTAGGCGTGATGTCATTTTATCTCCTAGTTAGAAACTGACCGTTGATGCACCCGCATCAATGGTGTAAGTCCAAGTTGTTGTTGATGAAGTTCCTGCATCGTAAATAATGTCTGTGTTTGGAATGGAATTGCCACCATCGAGGTAATCAACAATGTAGTTAGTTCCGCTTGTTCCTGCGGTTCCCTGAATTGCTTGACCTTGAAGTCCCTGCGTACCCTGTAATCCAAATGTTCCTTGGATGCCTTGAAGCCCAAGTGAGCCTTGCGTTCCTTGTTGACCTGTAAAGCCTTGTGTGCCAGTAGTTCCTTGGAAGCCTGTTATGCCTTGTGAGCCAGTAACACCTTGCGTTCCGACAAATCCCTGAGTACCCGTAGCTCCCTGAGTACCAACAGTTCCTTGAGAACCTGTTAAACCTTGTGTACCCGTAGTTCCTTGAGCGCCATTAGTTCCGTTAGAACCAGCAGTACCTTGTGCGCCTGTTGAGCCAGTAGTTCCTTGAGAGCCGTTTGTGCCAGTTGTTCCTTGGATACCTGTTTGACCTGTCGCACCTTGAACACCTTGCGTACCAGTTAAGCCTTGGAGTCCTGTTGAACCTGTCGTTCCCTGAGTTCCTGTAGCGCCTGTGAAACCTTGTAATCCAAGAGTTCCTTGCGTTCCTTGAATACCCGTAGAACCTGTGGTTCCTTGCGCGCCTGTCGTTCCCTGCGCACCTGTAGAACCTGTTGTTCCGATTGCGCCCTGAGTTCCAACTGCACCTTGAATTCCTGTAGTGCCTTGGATTCCTTGTGCGCCTGTAGCTCCTGTTGAGCCTTGTGTTCCTTGT